AAATAAACTTGATTTTTAAAGGGGAAAATTATATAATTTTAATCCCCTTAATATCTATCTTATGCCGGCGTGGCGGAACTGGTAGACGCGTCGGACTCAAAATCCGATGGGTTTTACCCATGTGGGTTCGAGTCCCACCGCCGGTACCATAACTTCAAAATTCCCGTAATATCGGCATTTTAAAAAATCAAAATTAAAAATGTCAGTAGCTTTTGCGGTGTTTTTACTGACAATTTTACTGACAGTTTGGAGCTTTAAAAAGTTTTAAAATGTCAGTAAAATTGTTAAGAAATAAAAAATACTATTTAATTATTTCTCAAACTCTACTCTAACCGTATACCCACTCCCACTTAAATTATGCGTAACTCTTTTAATAGAATACTCTCCATCATCTTCGCCAAAGTCATTTAATTTAAGTTTAGCGCTTGCAATAATATTCATTCCATCAATTACTAAATTTCCACTTACAATCCCTGCATTAAGCAAATTCAAAATTCCCTCAGCTCTTTTAAGTGCTTCATCTTCACTTTTAAAAGTATCTTGCAGGATATACTGCGGTTCTCCATTTCCAAAAACCACTTCTTTTTGCTTATTCTCTTTTATATCGTGATAAACTGCCTTTACACTTTTATATAAAGTTTTATTTGCATATTTAATAGAATAACTGCTTACATTTTTTCTATCCACTTCAAAAATAGGAAGATTGTTGTCTCCTTGCTTCTTAATAAAAATAAGAGTTTCATTTTTGATATTAAATGTAGCGTTATACATTTGAGCAATTCGGTTAAGCAAGTTTAAATCGCTCTCATCCGTCTGTGCTAAGTGTTTAAAAAATACATCGTTAAAATTACATCTAAATTTCAAAGAATTCCTATCTGCTATCTTTTTAACCAAATCACAAAGGGTTATGTTTTCATAGCTTATGTTTCTCTTTTTCTTAATTTCGGTTGTGAAATTTGTAGAAGTTGCTCTAATTCTTAAAGAATTTTGATTTTTTTCCGTTGTTTGTACTAAAAAAGCACCACAATAATAAAGCCCAGTTTCTTTATATCCAAGCCAAACTTTTATTTTATCTTCATATTTAGGTCTTTTAAAAAGATTGTCAAAGTTAAGTGTTAATTCATCTGTTGCATCTCCCGCTTCATCTTTTAAACTTAAATTTACAAGATGCTTTTTTATATTTTCAGTTACATCTTTTCCGTTTACTTCTATTTTAAAGTCAGGTGTTTTCACCATAGTGCCTTTTCTTTTATGATTTTTTCATCTTCTTGTTTAGGCTCTGGTAAATAGACAATATCTCCTATATCCAAAATATCTTTTTCAATTAAATGCTTATTTAATTCAAGTATCTCTTCAAAATTATCTAAATTTCCTAATTGCTCATAAACTACTTGGTCTAATCTTTTATTTTCAGTTACTTTAGTTTCAATCATAATAAGCCTTCAGTTTTACTTTAAAATCGTTTTTTACATAATGACCATCTTTTAAAAACATACTTCTTGCTTCACTTATATTTTCAATTATTACTTTTAGACTTTCTCCACTTCCAAGCGTAAGCCTTACAGGTAATTTCTTTTTTGCAATATTTTCAAGCTGTTTTAAAGAAGAGTTACTTTTTGCAATCAATTTACCCTCTATATTAAACTCTTCTTCATAGCCTTTAATTGCTTGAAAAGTTGGATTATTTCCTATTCTATCTCTTTTTGCGTAGTTAAATTTTAAGGCTCTATTTAGTTTTTCAAACTCTGTTTTTCCTATTTCAAATAAAAATCCCCCTAAATCACACAACATCGCTCAAACTCCTTTGTCTACTTTCAAAATCAATTTCTTCAATTATTTTTTTAAGTTCTTCTTTTAATTCTTCAGGATTTGCAATTTTTCCATCTTTTGTCTCTATTTTAATATCTCCGAAATTAAAGTTATAAACTATTGTTTGCGGTGTAGTTTGAACACTTTTTACGCTGTGCACTTGGGTATTTACAGGAACAGAAACAGGTTTTATAGGCTGTATTGATTGTGGTGCAGTTATTGGTTTTAAAGTATTTGTAGGTTGTGCTGTTGCAAGCGTTGCACTAACTGCTGTAGCTGTTACAATTGGTTTTACTTTTTCTACTACTGGTTTTAAAGTTAATTTTTTCTCTTCATTATCTCCAAATCCAAAAAAATCTTTTATTTTACTACCAATAGAGCTAATCCACTCAATTTTTTTACTAATCCAGCCAATTAGTTTGTTCCACATTGCTTGAATTGTGTTGATTGGATGTAGGAATATATTTGTTATTGCGTTTACACCTCTATTAAATCCACTTTTAACACTTCCCCAAAAACTATTAAACCAATTCGCTAAGTTACTCCATATACTGCTTATAGTCTCTACAGGTTTAGAAAAAATATTGCTTATAAAAATAATTCCTGCATTAAATTTACCTTTAAGCCAAGACCAGAAAATTGAGAAATAATTCTTAATAGCGCTCCAATTGTTTATAATAATTCCAAGAGGAGAAAAAGAGATAACATTTTTTATAAAGTTCCAAGCATTTCCAAAAATATTTTTTATTTCATTCCAAAACTCATTAAAATAACCTTTTAATTTATCCCAATTTTCATAAATTAAAATTGCTCCAAAAGCAATAAGAGTTATTGTTGCGCCAATAGGATTAGTTTTAATTGCATTTCCTATAAATTTAAAAGTAGCTCCTAATACGCCAAGACTTTTAGAAAGAATTGAAGTAGTAAAGGCATATATTTTAGTTGCTTTATCAAGTGCAATAATTTTAATTTTGCTTAAATTAAGCATTGAAGAAAAAAGAGTTAAAGCAATTCTTGCTTTTGTAATACCAGAACTTATAAAGCTAAAAGCATATCCAGCAACTGCTGCTGTAATTGTAAAAGCGCCAAGCCCAACTCCTACATAAGCTATAACTTTCCCTAAAATAGGAAATTCACTATTAAGTATTGCTAATTTATCAGCTATAAAAACTCCCGCCTTTGCAAAATCTTTAAGTACGGGTAAAACTACACTTCCCAAATCAATAGCAATTCTATTTATCGCGTTACCTAAAAGTTGCAATTGATTTGCTGTTGTTTTACTTCTATTTTCAAATTCTTTTTGCATTGAGTTATGATATTTTTGTTCATCACTTACAAGTCCTAATGCTTTTTTATAGTTATTTAATCCAGCTACAAGTAAAGCAATATCATCAGAATATTCAGCCCCAAACATATCAGTTAAGATAGACATTTGTGTTTGTTTATCAAATTGTTTTATTCTATTTAAAACCATCATAATAGCTTTTTGAGGGTCATTTTTAATAGCAAATTTTATATCTATTGCATTAAGTCCAAGTGCTTTTAATCCCTCTTGAAATTTTTTGCCTTGTTTATCAGCAGTATTTAATTTTGTAAGCAAAGCATTAATAGCAGTTGCCGCAACTTCTGGCGGTTTACCCATTGCTAAGAATGCATCAGCAAGAGCCGCTGCATTTTTTGCACTAAGCCCAAACATTTTAGCAGTTCCACCAATTCGGCTTAATACATTTATCATATCTCTTGCTTTTGCTGCAGTATTATCGGACAAATAATTTAACACATCTCCAAGTTTTGTAGCCTCTTTAAGATTAAGTCCATAAACATTCATAATTTTAGCTACCGCTTCTCCTGCTTCATCTGCACTCATATCAAAAGCTGTAGACATTTTTGCAACTACTTTTGTAAACTCTATCAATTTATCTTTTGCTATTCCTAAACTTGCCCCACTTGCCGCAATACTTGCAAGTCCATCAGCAGAGATTGGAATAGTAGTAGATAATTTTTCAAGGGCTTTAGACATTTTAATAGTTTCAGTTTCAGTTAAATTAGCAACTTTAACTACATCAGCCATTGCACTTTCAAACTCAATAGCTTTCTTTACAGGGAAAGACACACTTGCACCAATAGCAATAGTATCAAATATTTTTGATTTAAACTCTTCTCTTTTTAACTGGGCAGTTTGAAGTTTAATTTTTAATTTATTTAATTTTTCAATACTTTTTCCTAAAGTTTTAAGTTCTGTATTTGTCTCAATTGCTTTTTCTTTTGCTTTTTGAAGTTCATCAGCAAGTTTTAATTTTTTACTTTTTAACTTATTAATTGTTTTATTTACAGAATTTAAAGAGTTATTTAGAGATTTTGTTTTTTTTGTAATAAGCTCTAATTTATTATCAAGTCCTAATTTCTTTTTTTGTAGTTTTGTTAGTTCTCTTTCAATCTCTTTAGTTTTAGATTCAAACTCACTTGCAGAAATTTTACCCTTTTTAAACTCTTTTTCTAAATTAATTTTTTCTTTTTCAAGCTTTTTTATCTCTTTTTCAGTATCTTTTATCTTTTTTTTAAACTCTTTAAGTTCATTATCTTTAACTCTTATTTTAAGTTTTAATTCTTTTTGCTTTTCATAAAATTTTTTTAATTCGCTCTCAATAGGTTCAAGTTTTGCTTTAAATTCTTTATCAATATTTTCTAAAATAGTTAGCTTTTTTGAATTTAATTTTTCAATTGCACTCCCAAGAGTGTTTACCTCTCCTAATACACTTTTAAACCCACTCACTGCCCCCGCAACAGCAGCACCAATTACAATATCAAGTCCGAGAGTTTTAGCCATTTTTTGCCTTTTATGCTATAATAAACTTATGAAAACATTAGCAAGATTTTTTGATAGCAATTTAGCTCCTATAATTATTAGTTTTGTTGTTCTGTTTTTATATACTCTTTTAAAGGGAACTGATTTTTATACAGCTCTATTTGGTTCAATGTTTTTTTCACTAATAGGAGGTTGGATATTTGCAATTCCTATAACTCACTTTTTAGCTTCTATATTTGAAAATCTTTCACATTAACTAACTCTTTTGTTTCATTTAAGAATTCTATAAACTCATTAGTTTCCATTTCCAAAACTTCACTATAAGAAAAATGCAAGACATTACCGATTAAGGCAATGCCTTTAATCAAGTTTTTATCCCACTCTAAGACAAAAAATCCATTAAAGCCTTTTGAAGTTTTTTATATTCAGCTATATCCATCTCATCAAGTTCATCTACACTAATTCCAGTTAAGTTTGCAATCAAATTTTCTTCTTTTTCAATCTCATCTTCAATATGATTTACCATTTTTAAATCTCTAACTTTTGGAGCTCTCATTTTTACAATTTTATCTTTTAATTTAATCTCTTTCATCCTCTTCTCCTTACATTATTGCATTTCTAATATCTTCTAAAATATCTTTTCCATCAATTCTTGCAATCATATTTTCAAGGTCCACAAAAATTGCTTCTTCTCCGTCAATTTCTTTTGTGTATTGGATAGGATAGATTTTTATGCTTTTCTTTTTAGCTTCTTTAATTTTTGTAGAGTTTTCTTCTACATCAAAACTTCCTACCATTGTATGCGTAACCGAAACTGTTTTTCCATCTTCAACAACACTTTCTTTAACCACAAATTTAGCCTTTTCAAACTTTTGCATTGCAGTATATGCTACTTTATTAACAGAATTTATGTTAATTTCCGCTTCAAGTGGCTCTAATACTCTAATATCCTGCTTAATACCCTGAGGGGTATCGGCTTTTTTTGTTTTTACGGTTGGTTCTTTAAAATCTTCAACTTTTCCTAAAAACCCAACTCCCTCTACAAAAGCATTATAGCTTACACTTGCTGCTGGTAATCCCATTTTTCACTCCTTAATTAATAATTTTATAAACAATTGGACTAAACTTATCAACTCTATCAAACTCAACACTAATTAGTGTTGGTGTTGGATTTTCCTGTGCTTCTACTTTAAAGTAAAATTTACCCTCAGTTATAGCAGTTGGCGTTGTTAAATCTTCATCAAGATATATATTTGTTCCAATTAAAACTCTTTTTCCTATCATATCTGCACAAAAGGCTTTTATTGTATCTTTTGCTTCTTTTACTGCATATACTCCTCTATCACTATCAATAAAAGGAAAAATTGCATCTAAAACAGCCATACTTAGCTTATCAAAAATCCTCACTCTTCTTGCATCTTGTAAAAGTGCATCAGCAGAGCAAGTTTGATAGTTCCAAACTCTAATACCTTTGTAGGCAATAAAAGATGTTATTTGATTGTTTGTAAGTAAATCTGTTTCATCAGGAAGCCCCATAATAAATTGGGCTTTTTGTTTTGCCTGTTTTACTGGTAAAGTTTTATTAGAGAGTGAATAACTCCATCCTACACTTGTAGTTAAATCACTTCCATCAACTACACATCTAAATACACTTAAAATAAAGTTTGCGCTAAATTCATCTGTATCATCAATTAAAGTATTCCAGTCCATAAGATTTGTATAAACTGGTGTAAGCCTCTCACTTCCAAATTGATTCCTTTTTGCTATTGCATCGCTTCCATCACTTGCATCTAAATCAATAAATCCTCTGGCTTTAAGTATATTTATTGTTGCTAAATACTGCTTTGCAATATCTATATCAGTTGTATAATCCGGCACACTGATAATATCAGGTCTTAAATCAAAATCCCCAGGTGCATTTTTAAGTTCAGCTATTGCATTTATAATATTGGTTTTTAGAGTATCTGCATCATCATCGTATTTTGCAACACTAATGATTGTCGGCACCACTAAATCATACTTATTGTTTGCCCAGATGAGATACTTAAACAAATTTCCTTTAATATTACCTGCTGCAATATTAGCTTTTACATCATCTATACTTCTACCATTTAAAAACCCGTTTAACGCTTTTGCAAAACTATCAAAATAAAACATCTTATTCTTTACTTGTTAAAATAATAGTATATCGTATTCTGAATTTTACAGGATTCAATGGTTGCTTTTTAATCATTTTTAAGAATAATATACAAGTTAAAATTAAAGTAAAATAAATTATAAAAATC